GTCCATCGCTGTATTTTATCGATTACACGTAACTTATCTTCAACGTCTGGATGTAGGGTAAGCCAAGCTGATGAATTGATGAATATGGCCTTGCAATTAGCCTTATTTACAGTACCATATGTATGGCTCATATGTGATGTTTTGTATTTGGTTTCAGAACCAACCATTCTAGTTTCTTTCATACGCAAATATACTAATAATTTTTGAATATATTATCATTTCTAATGTTAAATTAATGTTAAATTTTGTTAAAATTCCAGGTTTTTTTATCAGAGCAGTATATTTATAGTATATGAACAAAAGAATTAAAATACTCAGCCAAGAAGAAGCAAAGTTTATTTTTGCTGGAATAAAGGAACGATTAGCAGCTCATCAACTAATGGATTATCTGCAAACCGAAATAACTCACGAAACGGATGTGGAAGACTATGATAGTTGGGATATAATCTGGAATCGTGGGAAGTGCCCAGAAATCCTTGAAATAAAGGTAAGAAATAAGTTTCTGGTAGATTTCACCCCGTGTGGATATATCTTTGAATATAAGAAGTTCTATGAGCTTAAAAAGATACTTGGTACTGATAGAGCAAGTGAAACTGGACTTAGAGGTAAATACTTGTGTTTTTTTTTTGATGGTGTAATCCTTTGGGATATCCGAAATGTTAAGGAAGAAGATTTCTTTCAAAAGAACCTACCCAAAAGTACTGTTAATAACACAGGGGATATAAGCAAGAAAATAACCTATCTCAAATATGAAGATGGTATTAAGATTGACTTTGTAATTGATTATGATAAATTAAAGTTAGATGCTTGTGATATATTTAGATTCAAGTATCCACTTAACAAATTAAATGATGAAATAATAAATGGAACAACTAACGAATAAACGAGCTTATTATATTGTTAATAAGGAATACTTGGCACAAAAGCGTAAGGAACGATATGAAGCCAATAAACAACACGAATTGCATTTAAACGCAATATACTATGAAAAGAACAAAGAAGCTATTAAGAAATGGAGAAAGGTCTATATGAAAGCGTACAATAAAAAAAGATATAAACAAGAACAACTTAACAGACAACTTCAACTTGAAAAGAATCAAATTAAAAATAACCCTATGCCGCTGATTGGTTGCACAGGAATAACACAACAATCAACCAAATGAAAAGAGAAGACTTTACAGACCTATACGATTTCATTACTCATTGCGAAGACTTAATTGAAATGGAGACTGATACTGAGGATAATGATGAGTGGCTTATATTCGCATTAGCTGCACAACTAACCTAAGATGAATTGCTTGACGATATGGATGCAACATTTGACATTTACTACGAATACCTTAAGGAAGCCCAAGATGCGGAACTATTCCTTATCTGTGTAATCATCAGCAAGACCATTGTAATCGAACAGAATCACTACGCTACGCTAACTAAACAAGTCTTAGGGAAAAGCCTTAAGACCAAGATAAGACTCATCAACGAGGTAAAGAAAATTAAATACCTATCTTAATGTATATACCCTATTGCCCCTCTTGTAAGACCAAGAAAGAAGTAATCAACCATCTAGCTCTAGATGAGTGCTATTACAAAAATATCAAAGAAAAGAGTAAAAAGCTTTACTATGAGGACCTAGCACAGGATATTCTCCTGGACCTATTAAACCGTACCGAACAGAAAATCCTTGAATTAAACCAGAAAAACGAACTATTTAAGTATATAAATAGGATTATCTGGGCACAAATAAAGTCGTGGAACCGTAGAGATAGTCTAGTATGGAAATATGAGTCACATCAATTAGAATTAGATGTACATCTAATGGCACAACAACCAGAAGAAAAAGAAGAAGACCTAACATATATAACTGACCAGATTAAAGAAGCAATAACTACACCTAATCTATTACACTGGTACGAAGAAAAGATATTCAACTTAAAGGTAGATACTCAAATGAGCTATCGACAAATGGAAGAAATACTTGGTATACCAAGACAAAGCCTTTGTAGAACATTCAATATAGCTAAGGATAAAATAAAAAAACAAATTAAATTCTAATGATTACACAAGACACAATTCAAACAATAGTTGTCCTTGCTTCCGTAGCTTGGACAACAACAAACTTCCAACCACTTCAAATTGGACTACAAGCACTCCCTAAGTACTGGGTGCTTATGATACTAAAGAAGGTACTAAGCTGTACAACGTGCTTAGCTTTCTGGATGACACTAGGAGTAACTGGTAACTTAGCAACAGCTGCTATGACCACGGTACTTGCAACGTGGTTGCAAAATAACCTATCAATAATGAAATTATAATACAAACGCTTAAACAAACAATATAAGAGATATGACGACAGAACAAGCACAAAAGCTAAAAGCTATTCAAAAAAGAGGAATCCTAGGGACTCCAGAAAAAGCCTACTTATGGGAATTATATACAGAAGTATTTGGTAGAGCACCAGAAGGAAGTCCAACGTGTGGAAATTGTGTGAACACCGCATTTTGGAAACTTATTCCACATATTGATTCATTCTTAGCTCAACCACCAGTAGCACAACCAGAAAATAAAGAAACACCTAAAAAGAAAAAGTAATGGGAAAATCAAACTTAAAAATATGTGTAGTTGAATCAATGGGAGGTATGTACCTCCCATTAGCATTAGAACTATCAAAGTACTTCGCTAAGACATATTACCACACAGCTTATCAGTCACCCTTTCCATATTGTGCCCCCGATGCAGTAGGTACAGGATACGAACAAATTGAAGTAATAAGAAACTTCTGGGATAAATTAGATGGTATAGACTTGGTGATTTTCCCAGATATATACTATGAGGATTGGGGATATATACTACGTAAGATGGGTAAGCTTGTTTGGGGTGGTAATCAATCAGAAGATATTGAAACCAATCGTAACTTATTTTATGACCTATTAGAAAGGCTTAATATGAATAACGGAGACTACAAGGTAATCAAGGGAATTCAACCACTTAAACAATATCTTAAGAACAAAACTAATCTATTCGTTAAGGTAAGCTATTATCGTGGCCAGTTTGAGACTTTCCATTTCATTAGCCAAGCTCACAATGGAGTTCAATTAGATGAAATTGAATATAACTTAGGTCCTCTAGGAGATACGATTGAGTATATTGTTCAGTCACCAATCAAGAGTGATGCCGAGTTAGGAATTGACGGATATGCAGTTAATGGTTATACACCAAAGAACTTTATCCAGGGAATAGAAATAAAGAACGCTGGTTACTTAGGCAAAGCTGATAATATAACATCAGCACCAAAGCCAATAACTGAAATTAATACCAAGTTCCAACCAGCATTAACCAGTTACAAGCACACAGGTTTCTATTCAACAGAAGTAAGATACAATAGCAAAACAAATGAAAGTTATTACATTGACCCTTGTATGAGAGCTGGTAGCCCTCCAAGTAATGTATATCTAGCTATGATTGATAATTGGGATGAAATACTTGTTGAAGGAGCTAAGGGACACCTAGTTGAACCAACGTTCAGAGCTAAGTATGGTTGTGAAATAATTCTTAAGTCTAGCTACGTTAATAATAACTATTTACCAGTATCATTTGACCCAGCATTTATTGAAAATGTTAAGTTAAAAGGAAGCTTTATTAAGAATAATGTATATTATGTTATCCCATTTGCTAAGGTGGTAGGATATGAATTGGAAGAGATTGGTGGAGTTGTTACCATTGGAAATGATTATAATCAAGTAATGGAGGATGCATTAGCTATAGCAGCTAAGATAGAAGCGTATGACTTACGTTATGAAAGCACAGCTATCGAACAAGCTCTGGAACAAATGCAAGGACTCGAAAAAAAGCTTAAGTTCAAATTCTAATGGAAAGAACACCAGATTATATACTACGTTGCTCATATGACTTCGATGGTACCCTATCAAGGCCAGATATTCAATTATATGCATTATACGATGTAATGACCAATAAAGAAGTATATATACTAACCAAAAGAGGTATAAATGAAAATGAACCTCACGGTCCACAAGAAGTACTTGAAGTAGCTAATAAGATAGGAATACCATTTGATAGAGTTATATTTACAAGTGGTGGTCGTAAGGTTGATTATATTAATCAATTTGATATACAATTACACTATGATGATGAACCAGATGAAGTAATGGATATGAGGAAAAATACGAATGCTATCATCAGACAAGTATAAACAAATAAAACACAAACACAAAATATATGGCAAAAAATACTAAATTACTGAAAAAGAAGATGTTAACTCAAATGGAAAAGAACTTATGTATCGTTTCAGATGCTTGTAAGAGTCTTAATGTATCCAGAGCAACTTATTATTTATGGTTAAATAATGACCCAGAATTTAAGCAAGCTATCAATGACCTAAATGAAAGGGTAATTGACATAACTGAACGAGCTTTATTGCAACGAATTGAAGAAGGTAGCGAAAAGGCAATATTCTTTCACTTGAAGCACAAGGGTCAAAAGAGAGGTTATTCTAACGTACAGAATATCAACGTAGAAGGTAATTTAGCTCACAGCATTACCCTAAGTATAGATGGGGTTACTAATCTATTATCCAATCCAGGAAGTATCCAGGATATAAACGATGAAGATGATGAGGATGGAGATGACCCAGAAAACTCTTCAAGAAACTATAGAGAATAATGCATATTCAATTACCAACACCCTATCCAGCACAAATACCAATCCTTAAAGCACTATTAGATAATGAAACAAAATTCATTATACTTAATGGTAGCAGACAGGTTGGTAAGACCTTTATTGCTGTAGAGGCCAGCGTATACTGGGCCCTATCAAAGCCTAATGAAGATATAATGGTCGTATCTCCAACTGATACTCAAGTACAAAAGATTAATAAACAAACACTTAAGTTATTATCGGGTGTTCCTAATCTAATTAAAAGGTCTTCATCATCTCAAGGTGGTGGAGAGATTGAATTTTCAAATGGAAGTATCATTAGATATAGGGCCGCTGGAAGCAAGGCCTCATTAAGAGGCTATTCATTATCAAAGATAATCCTAGATGAGTGTGCATTCATTGATAAAGAAGTATTTCAACTGGATATAAGTCCATCCTTATCTAAGGGGAATAATAAGAAGATACTATTTACAAGTACACCTAAAGGAAAGAATTATTTCTTTGAAATGTTTAATAAGGGTTTAATGGATGGTAAGAAGTATAAATCCTTCAAGTTACACTATTCAGCTAACCCTCACGCTGATTTAGAGTTTATTGCTAATCAGAAGAAAGAGTTACATCCAGACTTCTTTTCACAGGAATATGATGGCGAATTTATAGATTCAGCAAGTGTATTCCGTAACATAGATGAAGTGGCTACACTAAGACTCACACCGTATCCTGTACCAAATGATAGATATACCTGTGGAATTGATATTGGTATGCTTACCGACTTTACAGTTATAAGCGTACTTAATCAAAGAAATGAGATGGTATACTATGATAGATTTACAGGATTAGAGGCACCAGAATTGATTGAAAGGCTACTTATAACGCTGAATACGTTCAAGCCGATATACACGTACTTGGAGAAGAATAATCAAGGACTTCCAATCCTAGATATCATTCAAAGAAGATTCCCTAATATATACGGCTTTGATACTACAGCTATCTCAAAGCCAGATATGATTAATAAACTGATAGCAGCGTTCTCATCTAAGTCAATAAGAATACCTAATGATGAGATTATAAAGGCAGAATTACAGGGTTTTATATACGAATATACCAGCAATGGTAAGGTTAAGTTTCACGCAGCAAATGGCTTTCACGATGATATTGTTATGTCGCTGGCTATTACACACAAGTGTAACTTGGATTATAATCAAGTTAATTCTGGTACGGTTATCATACCTGGAATTATCTTGGATTCACCACTACTTGATTTAGGGGTTAAAAACGAACCTTCAAGCGTGTATGTGAGCTATGATAGGGGTAGAAATAATATCAACAGATGGTTGTAATCAATCAGAAACAAATAACAATATACTAATTAAACACACTAAAAAATGAACGTAGGAAGCAATCAATTAACTCTCAATAATATCATTAATTTTCTTGCCAGCTTAGCTGCTGGTCACAAGATGATTAGTGCATTTGGTTATGGCCCTATATATGACCTTACCAATGCAAAGAATCAAAGCTATCCTTACTTATGGGTAGAACCACAAAGAAGCATTATCCACAAGGACCATATTGAATTAAAACTTAAGTTATTCCTTATGGATGAAGTATCTAAGGGTAATGAGAATAGAAATGATGTTCATTCAGATACCTTTGGTACACTACTTCAATTGAGAGCTTATATTTATAAGGATTTAGCAGTATGGTTACTTCCTAGTGATGATTCAGATATTGAGCCTTTATATGAAAAGTTTGATAATGATACTACTGGATGGTCTTTAAGTCTTAATTTAAAGTTTGATTGGAGAGCTGATGTATGTACTATACCTGGATTATATTTAAGTGGAACAACCTTTCAAACTGGTTGTGACTTTATCAATGTATCCTCTACGAATTATCTACCATTAACTGGTGGACAATTAACTGGTGATTTAAGTGGTACAACCATTTATATGAATGATTATTATTCTGGAGGTACCGAGTTATCAACTGTTATTTATGATATAGCAAGTAGTGTTGTACCGCCAGCGAGCAATTTATATTGGACAAGTGGTAGTACAGGAGCATATTCATTAAAGACAATTAATGATACAACAACTGATGCCACAGGAAATTATGCTATTGCAGAAGGATGTGAAACAACAGCTCAAGGTGATTATTCACACGCTGAAGGAAATGCTTCTATTGCCTCTGGAACTACCAGCCACGCAGAAGGAGCAAGTACACAAGCACTTGGTGTTAATTCACACTCCGAAGGTGATAGTTCGATAGCTCAAGGAGATACAAGTCACGCTGAAGGAAATTCAATTGCTATAGGATTAGTTAGTCACGCAGAGGGTTATTCAACTACAGCAACTGGAGACCATTCACATTCTGAAGGTGATACCACACAGGCAAATGGAATTTCTTCTCATACTGAAGGATTCTATTCAATAGCACAAGGAAATTTTTCACACGCTGAAGGACAATCAACAGAAACAGTAGGTTATAATTCTCATTCTGAAGGTAATTCAACAATAGCTTATGGTAATAATTCTCACGTTGAAGGTGATAGTAGTATAACAAATGGTGATGCAAGTCACGCTGAAGGTTATCATACAACAGCAACTGGAGACCATTCACATTCTGAAGGAGCATTTACACAAGCAATTGGAGAGGCATCTCACGCTGAAGGCCTTGCTTCACAAGCTGTTGGTGCTTATAGTCACGCTGGTGGTGTTAATTCAATAGCAACAGGTAGTACATCTTTTGTTTTTGGTAATAACAATAAAGCAAATGGGAATAATACAGCTGTTCTTGGTGGTAATAATATAACTGGAACTGAAGATAATAGTACTTATGTACCTACCTTATTCGTGATGAATGCGTTAACTGATAACTCAGCAACCAACTTATTAGTGAGAGAGGCAACAGGTGAGATAAGGATGAGGGCGTTATCAAGTATAAGTACTGTTACTATCACAGGTGGTACTTATAATCCAAATACTGGTGTAACAACTCTTTATAATTCAACTGGTGGTACCATATCAATTAGTGGTTATTATACAGGATTTACTGGAGGATTAGTAAGTGGTGCAACTCAATTTACAGGTGGATTAACAGCTAATACGCTTAACTTATTATCAGCAACAACCAATAATGGAGTAACAAATGTATTAGCGTTGAATCCTATAACGAATCAAGTTGTTTTAAGAACGCTTATCCCAGACAATACGGTTACAGGGTTCACATTTAATCCATCAACATATGATTTAACAATTACTCAGAATAATGGATTATTACCACTTACTACCAACTTAGGTATACTTGCAAGTGATATGGTTGTTACTGGAGGTACATATAACCCAAATACAGGTGTAGCAACATTCACTAATAATAGCGGTGGTACCTTTCAAGTTACAGGATTCTTAACAGGTCATACTGATACATATGTAACTGGAATGACATTTTCATCCAATACGCTTACGTTATATCAGACACAAGGTAATGCAAGTGTTTCTCAGTTGATAAATAATTTTTCTTCTCTTTCTGCAAATTCTTTTTCTGCAACGACATATTATGGTTTACCTGTTGATGTGCTAGTTACTGGTGGTACATATACCAACGGTACAGCTATATTTACTAATAATACAGGTGGTACATTTAGTGTAACTGGATTTAGTACTAGTACAGCAACAGCTTTCACAGGTGGAACAGTAACAGGTGCAACTAATTTCACAGGAGGATTAACTGGTAATACTTTTTCTGCAACAACAGCCATTATAGGTAATAGTGGTAATGAGGGTGGTGGTATAACAGTAAATGGGACCACATATGATTCTTCTTTTAAGGTAAGTGATATTAATGGAAATAACTTAGCACAAACAATCCTTCATCGACATTCAACAACACTTGAACCTTTAATTGTAGGTGCAAGAAGCAATTCAAATAATAATGGTCACACAGGTGTAACAGCTAATCAAAATGTATTTTCAATTTATGGTGTTGGTTATATAGGAAATGATTACAAACAATTCGGACAAATAAGTCTTGGAGTTGATTCATTAGGTTCTTTAAGTAATACTTCATCTCCTGGTATAATTAAATTTTTAACTACTCCAAATGGAAGTGTAACGCCTATTGTTGCAGTTACTATTAATAGTCAGCAGCAATTAACAGCAAATGCAATAAGTGCTACTACTGTTACTGCAACTACTCTTACAGCAACAACATATCAAGGTATACCGAGTGTTCTTGGTGTTCTTGCTGATGGACAGAGTGGTGTGATTGCAACTGGTGTATTAGGATATAAGGTATTAGATTTTCCTGGAATTATAACTGGATATGATATTGTGGCATCCACCACAGGTTATTGTCAATTTGATATATGGAAGATTGCAGCTGGTACAACACTTCCAACAAGTGCAAACACCATTACATCAACAAATAAACCAACGCTAAGTTCTGGATTGATAATTTCATCTACCAATTTATCTGGATGGACAACAACCTTTGCTGCTGGTGATATAATCGCTTATAACGTTGTATCAGCAAGTACAGTAACCAAAGCAACACTAACACTTAAAACACTTATAAATACACAATAATTATGGCAACATACGTAGAACAAAATAGAACAGAACAAAAAACAATAATTGTTAGTGCTACTTACACGCTATCAGACGGAAGCGTTCAGATAATTGATGTGCCTGTATTTATGCCTAATAACGAAGAAGACATTCAAAATGCTTTAATAAATAGAGGGGCAACTCTTGAAGCATTATTAAATCAAACTAATCAATAATGGCTACAATTGTTATAAGTAATACAGGTGGGAATTATAATGCCGCTGGAACGTGGGTTGGTGGTGTTATACCAACAAGTGCTGATACCGTAAGTGCTACTACAACAAGTGGACCACTTGGTATAACAACTGGTGCGGTTGCTGGTAGTGTTGATTTCACCCAGTATTTAAACACACTTTCAGTCGCATCAAATTATAACTTATATGGCTCAAGCTTAATTCTTGGAAGTGGTATGACACTTACTGGTGCTTTTAATATTGTAGCCAATAACCCTAATGTGACACTTAAATCAAATGGAAAGACTTGCAACGTTACTCTTGTTTTTAGTAATGCTGTAACTGGAGGTACAATAACCTTCTCTGATGCTTGGACATCAAGTGCCACACTTCAATTTGCCGTTGGTGCCAATTCAACAGTTAATATTACTTCAACCCTAACATCCACATCGTTATTGCAACCACAAGGCGTTGCTTTATTTTTTAGTGGAGGAACCATTAAATTAAGTGGTGGATTTACGCTCGGAGCTGGAACAAGTCCTGTTGGAACAACCGTTATTAATGTGACTGGAACAACAACAGTAACTGGTAGTGGTGGTGCATATCTTGGAACTCCATTTGTTATAAATGCTGGTGCTGGAATTGTAACATTCCCAAACGCTGGTATATTTGGTTATGCCTCAACTACAAATACATTCACATATACAAGTGGTGTGGTGGTTACATCTGGAAATACACTTTATTTAGGTCCTTCAACCCTAAATACAAATGGTATAAATTGGGATGCAATAATCGCAAGTTATACGGGTGGTGGAACAATAAATTTAACTTCACCATTAAACGCAAATTCGTTACTTCTTAGTTTTGGACCTTATACATTTGGTGGGACATCTGGTTTTAACATTAAAAACCTTTCAACAACAGGAGCAATAGGTGGTGGTGGTACCACTCATACACTTGCAGCTGGTGTTAATTATACAATAACAAGTGCATTTACATCAACCAACGGAACAAGTGCAAATAGAGAGGCATTCAAGTCATCAGTTTCTGGAACAAAAGCTATTTTAACTCTTGCTCAAGGAGCTACTTGTGACTTAAGTTTTGTCAACGCCACAGATATTGATTCAAGTCAAGGAAGAACCATATGGACATATAAGGGTGTGCTAACTGGAACAACAAATTGGAATCTTTTGAATACAAATAATACAACAATAACAGCATTATTTTAAGATATGGCATTAAGATATTTTTTAAATAACGGAACAGCTTGGAATTCAAATACCAATTGGTCAACAACAGATGGTGGTGTAAGTGGTGCAACATATCCAACATCTGCTGATACAGCTTATTTCACAAGCAATAGTGGTCCTTGTACAATTACAGGAGTAAACGCTGCTGTTGGTAGTCTTTATTTTAGCGGAGCGACAGCTTATAATAAAACATTTAATGTTATAAGTGGTGGTGTTAATTTATATGGTATTGGTGGTAATGCTGTGTTATTTCTAAGTCCTAATATGACGGTAACAGGTTCAACAACAGCTTGTAATACACAACCAAGTGTAACAGCTTGCACCATAACATCTAATGGTACTCCTTGGAATGGATATTTCCAATTTCTTAGTGGTATAAGTACTGTGACATATACAGATGCGATGGTATTTAATGGTCCAAATGTTTATTATCAAAATGGAGGTACATCATCAATTGCTTCAACACTAACGTTTAATAATGGTTTTCAAGTGAATACAAGTGGACAGATTGGTACATTTAATGGCGGAACTGTTTATATAAAAGGTGGAACTTGGCAAGGAAATGCCAGTATAAACGGTACATCAAATTTTATTGTGAATAATACTACAATAAGTAATTTTGGTCCAAGTTTTACAAATAACTTAACATTTGCTGGTACAGGTACAACAACATTTGCCACTAATTTTACTATATTTACACCTTGTACACTTACATATACAAGTGGTAATATTATAACAACAGGTGGTACACTTGTAGTATATGGTTCAACAACGCTTCAAACAAGTGGAATGAGTTGGAATAATGTTTCATTTAATAACGCACCTAACATTACTCTTCTATCAAACTTAAATGTTTATAACACACTCACAATTAATGGAACTGCTGGAACAACATTTACAGGTGGAACGGGACTATTAAATTTCACATCTGGAGGTACTGTCACAGGTTCTTTAACACTTACCCCAACAGCTGGTGTTGGTGCTGTATTACCAAATGATTGTAATGTATTGGATTTAACCATTACCTGTGGTAGTTCATCTGCTTCTATTACTGTTAATAATATAAACGTTTATAGGAATTTTACGTGTAATGGCTCACAGGTATTTAGTTCTCCAATATCAGCACCGTTCAACGTTAATATGGTTGGTACTGGAAATGTGACAACGACTGCTGCTGCTGGCATAGATTTTTGGGTTAATATCAATACCACAGGTACTACAACATTCACATCTGGTAGTACATTTGCTATGAGAGGATATCCAGCTGGTGGTTTCAGACAAAGTGGTTTTAAGTATTCTGCTGGTACAGTTGTTGTACAAAGTGGTCATATCTTTTCAGTACCAACTGCTGGAACAGTAAACTTAAATATTGATAGTGGTCCAATTATTTGGTCTAACTTTAACTTAAGTGCTGGTATATCGATACCAGCAAATGGCACTGTAATAGTTGGTGATAGTTTTACAACAGTAGCTGGTGTATCAACAGCTGCTGCTCATATTTTAGTATCTGGAACTACAGGTTCTAAGCTTACTTTACTTAAAAGTGCAACACAGAGTCTTGAATTTCTTAATGGAACGAATATAGATAGTTCTGGTGGTCAAACAATTCTTACTTATAAGGGTGTAATTAGTGGAACAAATAATTGGAGTGTGATTAACGCTAATGGACCAAGAACAATAAGTAGTATATTTTAATTATGAATTATCCATTAACAGAACAACAATTAAGTAGTCTAGCTTCGAATTGGACAAGTGACCTTCAATCAGCCCTTCAATCAGCTGGACATATTGAAACAGGTAGACTTTCCAATTCAATTAGGGTATCTTTCAAGAAGACTAGTAATGGTTTTGAAATAGATATGAATTCGTTAGGATATATACGCTACTTAGATAATGGAATGTTTTTAAAAAACTTCCTTCAAAAAAAGCAAAAGGAAATGGTATCTATACTTAATAGATATATGAAAGAGGACCTTCAGAATCAAATAAAAGATATAAACAATAAAATAAAGAAATAATATGGCAATATCACTTACATCAACACCAAAGGCAGTAATGCCCGTATATAATCCAATTTGGTTTAACCTAACCTCTACCAACGTGGCTCAACCTAATTTCAAGTATTTATTTCAAATCTATACTGGAACAGCGGCTACTGGAACTCCATTAGCTACAATTAAGCTATTACCTAGACCAGTTACCAATAATTGTATATTTAGTCCAGCGAGGATACTTGAAAGTGTATTAAGTTATGATTCAAGTAGTCTAGGTAGTATTAATGGTGGTGTACAAAACATTATATCTGGAGTAACAAGTTATAATCACACAACTAATTATTATATCAATTTTGGTGAAGAATATGGTCCATTATCTGGGGTAACTCAATATACTGGATTAACTCATTCAACTGGGTATACTTTTAATGGTGTATTAGAATATGACCAAGTACCTTATTGGAATCCAAATATTGGAAGTATAATTGCACTAACTGAACAACCAAATGACGTTGGAGCTGTTGTTTATGTTAAAAATGATACTGATAGAGGAACTCTATCATTCTTTGATTATGGTGCAACAGGTAGATATATAGGTATTGATATATATCACGCTGATGGAACTGATACATATCATCAAATAATATATAATGGATGGAGTGGAGCATCACCAGATAATAGAGTAGTTCACGTACCAAGTGGTCCTTGGAATTGGAATAACGTTCCTCAATCATTATTCACAACAAGTGGTAGTGTTGCTGGTAATATCATAGATGTAACATCAGATACGGGTTATACTGTATGGATGATTGATAATTATGGTTATACATCAGAATCAAAGGGTTATGTAATTGATACTAGATGTTCCAAGTACGAAACTGTTAGGGTACAATTCCTTAATCGTTTAGGTGGCTTTGATTATTTCAATTTCAACTTGGTATCAAGAAAAACAGCAAATGTAACCAGAAATAGTTATAAACAGAACTTGGCTTATAATTATTCTGTAGGGGATAGGGAGAAAACAACACTTGATGTAGATGGAAATTATGTATATCAATTGAATTCGGATTGGATATCTAATGCTGAGATGATTTGGCTTGAAGAGTTATTAACAAGCACAAATATCAATATAATCAATTCAGATGGCAGTCCAATACCAGTTCAAATGCTAGAGGATACGCTGGAGATTAAAAAGACGATAAATGACAATTTATTTAATGTAACATTTAGTTTCGAAAGTTCAGCAAGTATCTTATCACAACGTAGTTAATCCCAATATATAAGATATGAATGCTAGAATAGAACTATTTGTTAACCTAACTGGAAGTACTGCACAGGGTCAAGTTGACCTTTTTGGTGATGAGCCTATAGTGCTTAAGATGGCAGCTGCTGATATACGTGATATAAAGTCACGTAAGTCTAGTTATAGTCAATCCTTTGTCGTACCTGGTACAAAGAATAATAACTTATTATTCAATAGTATTTATAATATAGGTATTGATAGTCAATTCGATGCAAGGAAGAAAACCCCAGCATTCTTACAAGTTGATAGTATTCCAGTAATGACAGGTAATCTTCAGTTAACTGGTATTAATGTAGATGATGAAAAGAATGTAACCTATGAAGTAAGTCTTTTTGACGATACTGGTAACTTTATAGATGCCTTAGGAGCAACAGAGTTAACTGATTATAAGTGGAATGAATTGGACCATACGTGGTCATATTCATCTATAACCAATTCTTGGACTGGTTCATCTCAACCCTATTTCTATCCACTAATTGACCTAGGGTACGATTGGAGCGTTTCTAGCTTAAATTCTGGACAAGGAGTTAGCTTTCAATATCCGATGTATCCAGCTACACAAGTTAAAACAATCATTGATAAGATATTTTCAAGTACAGGATATACCTATACATCTAATTTCTTTAATTCAGATTATTTCAAGAACTTATATATACCATTTGTAGGTTTAAAGGAGTTAGCAAATACAACAACCTTTGCCACAAGCAGACAATTCCTTATTCATTCAACAACAGGATATACGGTAAGTAGTGGTATAACCTATTCAAATATAGGTGGAATCGTTCAGAATACTACAATAGTAACTTCAGAGAATAGATTATTTTTTAATAATGTAACACCACCAAACTTCAATAATAGTGGTTTATTTAATATTACTACATCTGATTATACAGCTGATACAGGACTTGAGGTGCAATTCTTTATTAATGTTGGCTTTTCAGCTGATACAAGTAGTGGTTTAACTCTATTAGGTTCTGCCTTACCAGGAGATATTTCCAATTATTCAAACTTGATAGTTAATTTCTATCGTGATGGTGGGACAGGTACTCCAGTATTAGCTTGTCCTCCAGTATATGTTGGTATACCTACTTCACAGAATACAGGTTATACTGGTAATTTATTTTGTCAATCAACACCATTAACAGCGGTACCAAATGAAAAGTTTTGGGCTACCTATAAGGTTTACTTTGTTCTTCAGAATCCTAATTCTGGAACTACACATACATTTAATTTTGGCTTTATTCCAACTAATACATATGAATATAATAATGTAAGTCAAAGAATCGTTCCATTTCAAATGGTTGATTATGGTTCTTGGATTCCTAAGAAGATTAAGGTTCTAGATTTTCTAACAAGCATTATCACGATGCACAACCTATATGTTGTACCAGACCCAAATAATCCTAAGAGTCTTATTATAGAACCTAGAGATGATTGGTATTCAAGTGGAAAGACACTTGATTGGTCAACTAAATGGGATGCTAGCGTACCAGTTACACAACAATTACTATCAGAACAAACCAATAAGAGAATTGTATTCAGCTACGCTGAGGATACAGACTTTTATTCTGATAACTATAAGAAAGCTACCAATCGTATCTTTGGTGATTATTATCAAGTAGTTGATAATGATTTTGCTGTACAAGATGATTATAATATAGATACAATATTTGCACCAACACCAAGCGTAGCTGTATTGGAAAGTGGTTCTTTTGTTCCACCAGATTTAACAGGTTTTACTGCTAACGAATTCGTTATCCCTAAGATAGGCAAGACGGATAGCAATAATCATTTTGGTTCAACCAATTATAAGATTCGTATACTTCAAAAGAATCCTAATAACTTAATACCTCTAACCAATGGTGATAGTTGGATGCTTAATTATACCAAGTACACAAGTTATCCTTATTTAGGAATGCTTAGTCATCCTAGTGTAATGTCAGCTGCAACCGATATAAGTTTTGGACAAGTAAATTATGAATTTTATACACTTCCAGCAATAACCAATAATAACCTAGTGAATAAGTATTGGCAGAAGTATCTTAATCAAATAATGGATAAGGATGCGAAGATAGTAACTTGTAACCTATATCTTAAACCAAATGATATAGCTACGTTATCGTTGAATGATACTATATTTATGGATGGTCTTACATCTGATGGTGGTCATTATTATTTAATCAATAGTATTGAATACACACCAACAGCAAATGTAACTAGTAAGGTTGAGTTGATTAAGTTAAATGAAAAGTTTGTTAGTACAAGTGGAAGCAGTCCAATAAGTAATGTATTTGGGCAAATACCACTTCAGAGTATTAATATGGCTGGTGGACAGAGTTATTCAACAGGTAGCATAGCTATGGGTAATAATGTTGTTATTTCAACTCAAGCAGCTGGAAGCGTTGCCATAGGGGATACAATAAGTGTTGGCAGTCCAAGGAGTCTAGTAGTTGGTAGTGGAAGTACAATAGGTGGTGGAGCAGCTGGTAGTGTTATCTTTGGTAATGGAATATTAGCAACAACAGGTAATACTGTATATATGAATAATGCTGTTATAAGTAGTGGTGGAACCATTAATGGAGTATCAGCGGCACAAATAGTAGCTAATAGTAGTATATGGAGTGCTGGTACTGGTACATATTCAATCGTAGCAATTAACGATACTAATAATGTGGCTAGTAGTAATTATGATTATGCAGAAGGAGCTACAACAACAGCAAGAGGTGGTGCAAGTCACGCTGAAGGAAATATAACAACTGCCTTTGGACAAACAAGTCACGCTGAGGGTGACCATACAACAGCTATAGGTATTGTTAGTCATTCAGAAGGTGGATATACAACAGCACAAGGAGATTATAGTCACGCTGGTGGTTATGGTATTAATGTATTACATTTTGGTGAATGGGGTAGAAGTTCAGATATGACTCAAAAAGGAGCATATGGAATAACTCATTATTCAACACAAACAACGACCAATACACCAAGTGAAGCATTCCTTGATGGTTTTGGTGGTAGTCAACGTTTTACCATTCCAAATAATTCAGCTTATAAGGTAAAGGTATATGCAGTTGCAATTGAAATTACAACAGGTTATCCTTCAAAGGAATGGGAAGGAAGTGGACTTATAAAGAATAATGCTGGTGCTGTAAGTCTTGTTGGTTCATTAACGATGTCATCAACGAATGGTGATGCGGCATTATCAACAACAAGCATAGCTATGACAGCAGCAAGTGGAGCACTTGTTGCAACAGTAACTGGTATAAGTGGTACAGCTGTAAGATGGAGTATCAAATGTGAATACACAAGTGTAAGCTAATAATTAAAACAAAAACAAATAGAAAATGGCAGAAGAATTAAATCTAAATATAAACGTTGATTCATCCCAACTAGATAAAGCTGGGAATAAGATTAAGGAAGTTGGTGAACATACTGGTGGTCTTAGAAAAGAATTAAGAGCAACAACAGAAGCAACCAAAGGACTTGGTGAAGCGTTTGGAGGTGCCTCTAAGGATTTAGGTGCATTATCTGAAGGTTCAAGGATGGCTTATGCTGGCTTCGAATTAATGGAAGGTGGTCTTAAGGGTCTTGCAGATACTATGGCAGCTAATCCATTTTTACTTGCAGCTATTGCTATTGCAGCAGTTGTTGTAAGTCTTGGTGAGATGAATAAGGAATTCGCTAAGACTCGTGTTGAAGTTATTAAATCTGGGGAGAAGTTAAAGGAATTTGGTAAGATGGCTGAAGATGCTGATAGGGAATTAGCTCAAGCCAAGGATGACCTTGCTCTAGCTAATGGTACTCTAACCAAGTCTGAATATGATAGATTAAAGGCTTTAAGAGAAGGTCAAAAGATAATTGAACAAAATACTGAAAAACAAGCTAAGAGTCTTGGTGAATTAAGACTAAACGCTATTAATGCTGGTAAGGCTTTTGAAGCTTCAAATAATTGGTTAGGTAAGTTAACTGGTCAATATCAATTAAACTTAGATGCTAAGAATAAAGCTCTCAAGGAATTAAATGATGCTGAAGAGTTAATGGTTAAAAGTGATAAAGATAGAGCTGAGGCCGCATCTAAAAAAGCTGATGCTAAACAAAAAAATGATGAAAAGAAGGATGATAAGAAGGATGCTAGTGATTTAAAGAAGGCAGAGGAAAAAGCTAGAAAAGAATTAAAAATCAGACTAGATTTGGATAAAGCAATCCTTGCTGCTGATAAGGATAATCTAGTTAAGAAGAAAAAGGTTTTAGATGATGAATTAGCTGAAAAGCTAATGGATGCTGATTTAACAGAATCTGAAATCCTAACGATTAAAAAGACATACGAACAAAATTGGGAGAATATTCAACAAGAAGCTAGAAGTAAACAAGAAGCTGAATCAATTAAAGAAGCAGAATTCTATAAGAAGCTTATGGAAGAAACTGCCAAGGAACAGGAAAAGGCTAAGGAAAGGGAGAGAAAGAATACTGAAAAGACGCTTGAATTAAAGCTTAAGGCTGATAAGGATTATGCGGCAGCACATAAGTTAAGTCTTAATGTACAATATCAAGTTGTAAGTGATGAACAAGACTTGGAAATTAAAAAGATTAATGATATCAGAGCTAAACAGTTATTTGATGCTAAGGATGATGCTGAGGCAATTAAACAGATTAATCAAGATGCTGATGATGCTATTGTTCAAATAAAAGCTGATTCAGCTGAAAAGATTGATAAGATAAATAAGGACTCATTAAATAAAGCAATCGGTGCTGCTCAAGACCTTAATAATGCATTACAGGGATTATCAGATGCGTATTTTGCCTTCAAGACTGAAAACTTAAAGAAAGGTAGCCAAGCTGAATTAGACGCTGCTAAGAAACAATTCAAGATAAATAAGGGACTTAGTATTGTAAATGCTTTGATTCACGGAGCTGAAGGTAGTGCTAAGATATGGTCAACTTGGGCTGATTATCCAATTGTTGCGGCAGCACTTCAAGCAGTTGAAATTGCAACCGTAGGTCTTCAAATTGGTAAGATTAAGAATCAACAATTCCCAAGTAGTGAAAGTCCAGGTGGTAGCGTTGGTTCTGGAGGTGGTGGTTCATCTATGGGTGGATTTACACCACAGAGTCTACAACAAATTGGTAGTGGGCAGCCTGGATTTAATAATCCATTAACACCAACAAGTCAAGGGACAAATTCAAATAATCAACCATCTAAGATGTATGTAGTTGCTAGTGATATTACATCATCTCAAAATAAAAATGCTGTGCTAGATAGAAGAGCCAGCTTCAATCATTAATATATGGAAACAGTTAAATACAATAAGATTACCCTTAATATACCAACCTCTTGGTCTGATATAACACTTGAAAGATTCGTAGCCCTTAAAGAGCACGAAAAGATGAATGGTAAGATGGACTATATTGATTATAGTCTAGGTTATATAAGTATCGTTACAGGTATAAGCCTTGAAGAACTAGACTACTTAACCCCTATTGAATATAATACCCTATTAAATGAATTACTAGGTATTACCAAGTCGGAGATAAAACCACTTGATAATCCTACTTATGTTATAGATGGACAGACATATATGCTAGATTCTGATATAAGTAAGATAAGCCTTGGTCAATATTCCGACTTGGATGATATCCTAAAGGAAGGTGACTTATGGGATGTAGCTCACAAGATAACAGCTAGTTTTTATAGAAAAGCTAATGCACCAAAAGAAAGTGGGATTAAAGCTAAGTATAATAAGCTAATGAAGAAATCAATTCCAATGGATAAATATGTAATTGAGGATTATGACTATACAAGGTTACTAGAGACTTCAGAGGTATTTTTATATAAGTTACCAATGGATGTAGTATATAGTATCGTGGTTTTTTTTTTAACTATCGTAAAAACCTTGCAGAAAATTATAAAGGACTCTTCCCTTCTAGCGGAAGAGAATCCAGGAACTTAGACGAAAAAACTAAACAAAATGAGCCAAAGACACTTGAACAGCAATTTAATGATAGATGGTCTTGGTATAGCGTAATGAGAGAATTAGCTGGCGGTGACTTAACTAGACTTGAAGAGGTGGCTAATTTACCTCTGATATTTGTGTTAAATGACTTAAGTTATCAAAAAGAATTAAGTGATTATAAAAAGACCCTTGAATATAAAGGAAGGGGAGGAAAATAAAACTATGGAACCAAAGAAATTAAGAACAATCGAACTGTTAATAACAGATGACTTTGATAAAGATAAGGTTGATTATATCAGTCTTGTTGATGACCCAGCTATTCAAGTTGATTGGGTAGCTTTTTCAAATAAAGAAATTAAACCTTATAAGTTTAAGGTGACCGATGAATCACAACATAAGCTTGTTGGTCCGTTGATGATACCAAATCAAAAGATATATAGAAATAACCGTGATAATGAAGGAAATATTACAGAAGAATGGAATGTGGTATTCTCAGAGAAAAGCATTGAAAATGCTTCGAAGAAATACTTTGCCAATGGATTTAATAAGAATGTTAATATCAATCACGATGAAAAGGTAGATGGTGTTTGCATTATGGAATCTTGGATTATTCAAGACCCAGAATGTGATAAGGCTAAGCTATATGGCTTTGGTAACTTGCCTAAGGGAACTTGGATGGCAACCTTCCACGTTAAGAATGATGATATATGGGAAGGCTTCATTAAGACTGGAAAGCTTTTAGGATTTAGTGTAGAGGGATTATTTATCCAGGGGGAAGAAGTCTTTTCAAGAGCAACAGAAGAGGAAGATTTCAATGAAGAAGAAATCGAATTAATAAATAAAACAATTGAATTTTTATTGCGTAACCCAGACAAATTGGGACACCTATAATAAATTGCTAATATAATAAATAACAAACAAATAAATCTAAAACAATGAACAAAACAGAATTAATGATAAGACTTCGTGAAATCTTTGAAATGACAAAGGTAGAGAAGTTCTTAGATGCAAAGGTAAATGATGGTTCAATTCTTCGTGTAGAAGGAGATTCTTTGGTTGAAGGTGCAAAGGTAGTTCTAGTTAGTGCAGATGGTGCGTCCATCGCTCCTAATGATGGCGAATTTACACTTGATGATGGTACTAAGATTGAGATTAAAGCAAGCGTGATTGAAAAGATTACACCAGCAACAGCTCCAATCGAACCAACAGCAGAAGCAACAACTGAAGATGTAACAGCAGCAGCTGCTCCAGCACCAGTAGAAACACCAGCAGAAGCACCAACAACTCCAACAATGGGTCCAGATGGTGGAATCGATTTAGGAATGATAAGTGAGATTCTATCACAATTAAGTGAAAGAGTAGCTAACTTGGAAGCTAAATTAGGTGATGCTAATGCAGAAGCACCAGCAGCATTTTCAGCTGAGAAGCCTAAGGTAACTTATCCTACTTATGAAAAAGGACAAAAGATTGATGATTACTTATCACAGGTAAGAGCTTTCAACAGAAGCAAAGCAGAATCATTTGGTAACACAAGACCACTAACAACAAATAATCCAATTAAACCAAGCTTCTTAGGTAATATCAAGGGTAGCTTTAACGTTTCAAACGGAAATTAATAATAACAATAACTAAAAACAAATAAAACAAAACAATGGCAAACGGATTTAATTTTACAGCCTTAAACAAATATGTTGATGAGTTAAGCTCACCACTTATGCGTAAAGTATTACTTGAAGGTACGACTTCTAAATGGATACAAGTCATCCCAGGTATTAAACACTCACAAGCACTTAACGTGTTTGAACAAACCCTTAACGTACAAAATGACAACACTTGTGGTGCTGGCTTCGTAGGTTCTGGTACAACAACACTATCACAACAAGTATTAACGGTATGTCCTTTAAAGTTCAACCAATCTTTCTGTGTATATCAAGCTGGTGGTCTTCAAGACTATTGGACAGGTATGTTAATGAAGGCTGGAAGTTACCACGATACTATCGCACCTTTTGAGTCCGTAATCACAGATTATATCACCGATTTGTGGCAGCAAGAACTGGATAAAACGCTTTGGGTGGGCGGCTATGCACCAACTGGCGCACATTCTGGCGATACTGCTGGTAACTCTGGTTACTACTCATCTTGTCAAGGTTTCTTATACCAAGTTTATAACACAGCTGCTTCTGGAAGTGTAACAACTGTTAGTTATTCTGGTACACCAACTGCTGCTAACATTCTTAACATAGTTGATGCTATCGTTGTTAACATCGATACAAACATCCTTCAACAAGATGACTTAATTATGTGGGTTTCTCCAGCAACTATCCAAACTTATAAGCTTGCGTTGAGGAACTCTAATAACTATCATATCTATGTATCTGACGCTAAATCAGTAATTGCTGGTGGTGACGGAAGTGCTAAAGAAAACTCATTAACTCAAACAGTTCCTGGTTTCAACATTACAATGGTTGCAACTGTAGGTTTAAAAGGATACAATGGTATCTTCACAACTTGGGCTGGTAATATGGTTATGGGCACCGATTTAATGAATGACTATGAGTCAATTTTCAGCTATTATAGCCAGGATTACGATGAGCTACGTATGGTGGGCCGTATGCGTATTGGGTCGCAAATAAAGTTCCCATCTCAAGTAGTATTGTATTAATCGTTATACACTAAATAAAATAATTAATATGGGGGTGTAAAATACCCCCAGTATTAAACAAACTTAAAACTTAAAACAAAATGTCTTGTAGATTAACAAGTGGTTATCCAACTCAATGTCAAGATGGTATGCCTGGGATTAAGACCATATATATTGCGAATTACGCAGATTTTACTGGTTATACCCTAGATGCTAACAGTGTTGTTACAGGTTTGACTCTTAGTGGTTCAGCGAAATTCTATACCTTCAACTTAAATAAAGAAGCTGGTGAATTTATTGAAAACATTAACACAAACGCAACGAATGGCACAACTGCATATGAGCAAGTGGTAAACCTATACTTATCAAAATATCAAACTAGCCTTCGTAATCAAATTACGCTATTAGCTAAATCAAAAACCATAATCATATTTGCTGACCGTAACGGCCAGTTCTGGTTAGGTGGTTCTGAAAATGGTTTCAACGCTACTGGTGGTAGTGGTGTAGTAGGTAAGGCATTCTTAGGTGATGCAAATGGATGGAATATCTCATTAGCAGCTCAAGAATCTCAACCAGCTTATGAAGTGAATTCTTCACTAATTGCTTCTATTACAGCTTAAGGGTTTTCTTATTCCTTTAAAAAACTTGGACATAACCTCTCGTTATGTCCATTTTTTTTAATACAAACCCTAGATATCCCAATATAAACTATATAAAACCTGTTGAAATGATTAACATAACCAAAAATGCTGAGAATGACTGCGTATTTACTTTACAAGAAAATAGTACCTTATTCAATGAACAAGCTATCATTCCTTATTATTTATTTGCATTTACCAGTCAACAAAGCAATAATACCGTTTATTTCGTTGCTGATGATATAAGTACTTGTACAACATCTTATAATGAATTTATCATAACAGAAACTGGAAGTACCTATACAAATCTAACTGGTGGAACCATTAACTTAGCTCCACTTAATTTCTATGACTATGTGGTATATGAACAAACAACTAGAGACAACTTAAACCCAGCTAATAGTGTTGGAGTGGTTGAAAAAGGAATCGTATTTGTTAGTGATATTCAAGAACAAATATATACATCCTTCTCACCAACAGGAACAACTAACGATTATATAATATATAGACCCTAAATGGAAAACGATTTTTTAGACGAATTAAGAGCAAATCAACCAATCAAGAGTGATACTATGGTAGCACACTCTTTCAGTAAGTATAATGTACCAAAGTTTATTGAATCTCCTGGAAAGGATTGGATTCAATCTGGTAGTGATAACCTATTCCCTCAATATCTTGTGGATATGTTCGGTAAGTCATCTACTCATAACTCTATCATCCTTATTAAACAAAAACAAATTGCTGGTGAAGGATGGAGTATTGATGATACAGCTGACGCTGACCAAAGTGCAGCACTTAAACAATTTATAAGTAGACCTAATAAACGTGAGAGTCTTAATGCAATCCTTTCTAAGGTTGCTCTTGACCAACAATTATTCGGTTATTGGACCCTTGGAATTAAATGGTCAGATTGCAGAACAAAGATTGAAAGCGTATACCATATAGATGCAGCTAAGATTAGAATTGGTAAGCCAGATGATGATTCTGAAGAATATATTGAAAGTGATTATTGGTATTCTGATGATTGGTCTAAGTATCGTAAACCTAAGTTTACACCAGAAAGAATCGCTAGATTCTCGCCTAGTAATAGAATAGACCAATTTCAATTGCTATTGGTTAAGAAATATACTCCAGGACTTAATTTCTATTGCTTCCCAGATTATCAACCTTGCTTAAATGCAATTGAATTACAATACGAATTATCCAACCTACAATTAAATAGTATTAAGAATGGCTTAAGCCCTTCACTTTTAATATCTATGAATTCTGGTGCACCAAGTGCTGAACAACAAGATGTTAACTATAAAGCATTCAATAACCTTTATAGAGGAAGTGATAATGCTGGTAAGTTCATATTATTTTATAATAAGGATAAATCAAGTGAACCAACTATTACACCACTTGAGACATCTAACTTACATCAATTATATGGTGAATTATCTAATAGTATCCGTGACCAGATTATCGAAGGTCACCGTATTCCAAAGATACTTGCCAGCGTTAATAGTCCAGGGGAACTTGGAGCCTCTAATGAAATTGCTCAAGAACAAGAACGTTTTTATAACACAGTTATCGCTCCAGAACAAGTTGAAATTGAAAATGTAATCAACGAATTGCTTCATATCAACGGATTTAGCGTTAAGTTATATATCAAAGACCTTCAACCAATATCGTTCCAGTATAATGAAGCTACACTTCTACAAATACTTACCGTAGATGAAATGAGAAAGAAACTAGGATATGCACCATTATCTGAATCAGATAGACAAGAGTTGTATAGCCGTAATAAGATTGAAAAACAACCTAGAGTACCTTCAACCCATACAGCTATGGAAAGCGAACCTAGTGCTCCAGTTAATGATAATATCAAGAACTTAAGTGCTAAGCAACATCAACAAATGCTTAGAGTAATACGTCAAGTATCTAAAGGACAATTAACAAGAGAAGCTGGTAGCGTACTATTAAGTACTGGTCTTGGGTTAAATTCTGATGATATAAATGCACTTTTACCAGAAGTTGAAGATGAAATGGATGCTGTTAAACCATATACTGACCAAACAGACGATAAACTAACACACAAAAAATTACTTAAATAATCAATGGCTACACCTATTCAGTATACTGTTTCCCCCTCTACCGTCCTATTTTGTGACGCAGACTACGTTAAGCAAACCACTTCAATGAATGCAGATGTTGAAGAAGGATTAATCCGTACAGGTATCGTTACCTGTCAAGATAAATATATCCTTCCAGCAATGGGTAGTTCTCTATTTGAAGACCTAAAGTCACAAATCGTTAGTAATAACCTATCAAGTGATTATGAGGTATTATTACTTAATTACATTAGACCAGCACTTGCATTCTCTTGTATAAGTGAAATCATTCCAATGATGGTATTCAGACTTCAAAATAAGGGACTTGAGATAAAGCACTCAGAGAATTCAAATAGCCCTAGTATTGAACAAATGGATTACTTGCGTAATCACTATACAAGTACAGGACAATATTATTTACAAAGACTGTCACAATTCCTAAAGGACCAATATAGTCAGTATAATAAGTATCCATTATACTATAATAACGGTGTATCTGGTATTGATGTTATTCAACCAAATGCAACAAGTTATCAAGCTGGAGGATTATATATTCCAGGATTAAATACAGGTGGACTTGGACTTGGTGGGTTAGATACAACTGGATGGGGAATATCTCGTGAACCAGGAAGCGGAAATATAATGTAATGTTTTATTAATAAAGAGTAGAATTAAAGAAATGGAACGTATAATGCATCACGAACACTTAAGTATCTGGTTAACAACTGGAAGTGCACTAGGAATCACCCTAGCAAATATAAACCCAATCCTAACCTGTCTATCACTTGTATTAGCTATAAGTTATACAGGATATAAGTTTTGGAAAGAATTTAAAAATAAATAGGTATGGAAATGCCAAGTGCTAAGGAGTATTTGCTTAGTATAAGAGCTAAGATAGGACCAGATGTATTAATAACTGGTCCTCGCACAGTTAACTATGAAAAGCTTTAATTTGAATTAAATGACCCAAATATAAAATTTAAAGATAAATGAAAAAGTTATTTGAAAAATATTATCAACCAACCCCAACCAATATTCGTAAAATCGGGGATAGCTTATTAGCAGCATCAACTATTGTATCAACATATGCAATCAGTAATGATTATAAAGCTATTGGGATAGCTGCGTTGATAGGTGGTGTAGTTGGTAAGTTCTTAAGCAACTTCTTCACAGAATAGATATATTGCGGTTCGGAGAAATGGTAACTCATCGGGCTCATAACCCGAAGATAGTAGGTTCGATTCCTACAGCCGCTACTAGAGTTTTAAGATATGGACCATATCACACATATTAACGAAGAAGGATTGGAGCTTATCAAGTCATTTGAATCATTTGTTAACCATCCTTATCCAGACCCAGCCACTGGGAAAATGCCTTATACAATAGGCTATGGTACCACCATTTATCCAAATGGTATTAGGGTTAGTCTATCTGACCCTAATATAACTGAAAAACAAGCCTCAGACCTTCTATTAGCAAACCTAAAGCACTATGAAGAAGGTGTTGATAGCCTTACAACTGATAACCTCACCAGCAATCAATTCTCAGCCCTTGTAAGCTGGGTGTATAATCTAGGGTTAAATAACCTTAAATCAAGTTCCTTATTGAAACTTATCAATTCAAATCCAAGTGACCCACTTATTAAAAATGAATGGCTTAAATGGTGTTATGCAAATGGACACAAGATGGATGGGTTATTACGAAGAAGAGAAGCAGAATTTGCATTATATTGTAAATAAAAAGGGCCCCATGGGCCCTTAATTATTTTAGTGTATTTTTCTTTTTGAATATCTCCAAGAACATCTCCTGTTCCTTAACCTTCTTCTTCTTATATCTATTGAAATCTCTTAACTTATAACCAATCCAACTCCTTCTGCTTGAAGGACTGAGGCTTATCATTTCATCGGTATTTAGATTACGAATCTGTACCTGTCCTTCCAATTCACATATCTCTAGTGTACCCTCAGAATTCAAATAGAATACCTTCTTAATGGTATCTATGTATTCCTCTTTATACTTGAATAACTCTTTCAACTTAGGTATATCACTTAGACTGATATCACCATAGGGTTTAAATACTGAAATAAGGTCATTCTGTGACTCTAGGAAGATGCAAGTATAGTTTCCACAGGAATACCTTATACATACCCTATCATTCTCCAGAACGCTTAGATTTAAGTTATAGGTCGGCATCTCTTAATCGTTGATTGATTTGTCTTTTAATATTATCGAAGTTATACTTAACTTGAGATTGGATATATTCCAATTCCTTATCTAGGATATCACACATATCAATTTCTGTAAGACAGAATAGGATTTCTTTGCAATGGTTGGTAGTTAGATTAATCATATCACGAATGACGGCAGCCTCTTCAAAGTTCTCATCTTCGATGGCTTTAAGAAGCTTATAGGTTTCTAAGTAGGTATAATCAACAAAGTCATCAAGGACTTCATTTACCAGAGTGTCATTAGTTTCTTTCATAGTTATTATTCATTAATTATTAGATTAAAAAATTCAGCTAAAAAACCACATAATAATGCGAAAATTAAAGCTATTAAAGTAGGATTGTAAAGTATATTTATCCAACCTATTATACCAGCACTATATAATAC